CCCTTATTTTCAATTGAACCTTGACCCTTTAATTGAGCCCAATACTTACTCCTAACCAACTCACCAAGAGCAGAATTATTTGAGTTGTCTTTAATCTCTTCTTCAGTTATAATAATTTTCATAGATTTGTTTTAATAAAAGATAAAAATAATTCTATTAAAAATAAACCTATTTATATCCAAAAAAAAAAGAGAGACCGAAATCTCTCTTTAGGGCCGCCTGAAACTCAGAACGGTCGTCCACCACCAAGTTTAAAAAACTTGGAAACTTTATTTATTCATCTTAACCTGAAGTTGCATTAACTTAATACTCAATAAATCTAAATTATCTCTGTCTTTTCTATTCTTATTTGGTTTTAATTTTAACTCATTAATTAATTCCATAGTCAAATCAAACTCTTTTTCTATTTCAGATTTAACTGTATCAACACGACCTTTTGACTCTTCTTCACAAACACTTTGTCCATATTTATATGCCCCATAAACAATTGCCCCAACCGCAGCAACTGTAAATAATTGACCTAAAATTCCTCCGTTATTTTGACTACTCATTTTGTTTCTAACTCCTCCATTTTTAATTTTGATACTAAGTGTTCAGACATACTTTATCCTTCAATAATCAAATCTTCTTTTTTAATTATTGAGTTTACAAGTTTTTCAACTTCATCAGTGTTCATCCAACCAATAACATCGTCATCCCCCTCAGGATAAAAAAATTTTGTAACAAAATCATTTGATTCTCTATTAAAGATTGCAACCTCAAATGTTTTATCAAAATCACCATATAAACCTTTTTCACCACCAACAATAGAGAATTCAACCTCTTTGTTTCCAAAACAACACATTCTACCATCACCACCTAAATTTATTGAAATTGGGTGTGGTTTTGACCATTTTTTTATATCTTCAATTGTTATCATTTTGTTTCTAATGCCTCCATTTTAGATTTGGCAACCAAATGCTCTGCCAATGTGTAAGCGTCCACGTTAGTCGTGATAATTGAGTTAACCAAGTGTTTGTAAGGGATATGAACAAAGAACTCCACTCCGTTAAAGAATGTCAAATCGTTCTTCAATTCAATACAACCTTGAACCATCTTCAAAAACAACTTGAATTGGGTTCCGTTTACGAATGTTTCGTTCAACAATACTCCAAATGTTTCGTGTTGAATCTTGATGTTATGTGATGCCATATTCATATCTTCGTTTGTTTAGATAACAAAGATAAACAATATAATTTAAACCACAAAATTTATTTTAAAATAATTTTAATTAACTTATAAAGTTGAGTACCAGTCGCATATACATCTATTTCTTTAATTGAATAGTATCCACATTCGGTATGTTCGTGACCATCTTGAGCTAATTCCAAATCAGGGTTAATTTGTTCATCAACCTCTAATAAGTAAACATACATTAATCCTTTAACATTATTACCACTTTTAGTGTATCTTGGTACCAACCCAACAAACTTTAAATTATAATCATTGATATCAATACTAGTTTCCTCAAAGAATTCTCTTTTGGCACCATCTTGAGTTGTCTCATTTTTTTCCAAATGTCCAGCAGGTATTGACCACATATTAGGGAAATTTTCATCAGAACTTCTTTTACAAAGAAGGATTTTATCCTTACACTTAACCATCACACCCACATATCTTTTAGTTTTTATCACGATTACTATTTTTTTGTTTAATTTATCTTTTAATTTACTATTTATAAATATGAGAGTTAAAATTAATGAAAATATTTTTAATGTAAAAACTTTAGTGGATGAAAATTCACAAGGAATTGGTATGACAGGTAAACAGTTTAATAAAACTTTTGATGGATTATTATTCTTAATGGGTGGAAATAAACAATGTTTTTGGATGTTAAATTGTATAATTAACTTGGACATCATTATCATTAAAAATAACGTCATTGTCAATATACATCACGATTGTCCTCCTTGTGATGACAAATACGATTGTATTAGTTATTGTGGAAATGGAAATATTGTTTTGGAACTTGAAGGTGGTTCTTGTGAAAAACTAAGTATTGAACCTGGTGATACGGTTGAATATTTATTTTGATTCTGTAATCTTTTGTTTTAAAACCTTCTCAAACTCCACGGCAACCATTTTAATAAACTTAACCATTGGAGAATCCTCAGCATTAGAATCATATTTATATTGTCCTGAAGGAGGTCTTTTACCTCTTCCAAGATAATTTAAACCAGATATGTTTGTAATACATTTATGTCCACCTGAATTGGCTTGAATTAAATCCCAAGCATTAATTCCAATTTTATCTAACATCTCTTTATGTTCCTCAGATAAATCAGTAAAAGGAGTTTCCATCATATCTTGAATATGATTTAAAACTCTATCACCATTTTCCATAGTTGTAAACTTATCACCATATAGTGCCTTAAAGTCTTTAAAAGTAAATCCAACACTCTCAGGTCCAACACTGGTCTCACTAACCCACTTAATAGTTGATAATGGAATTGTTTTATCTTTTAATTGTGTTTCCCATTTACCAATAACTTCTTGTGCAATATCACCTAAGTTAACACCTTTTAATTCTCTTTCTTTGTTGAAAGGATTACAAGATGCTTGAACCAATCCCATTGGCCAAGCCATAATGAAGAAATCCGCTTCAGGATTATTTCTAAACGCAGTGTACCTATCATATGAACCTGGTTTAAACATTGAACCACCACCATATTGGAATATAATACCATCATTAACTCTTGGAAAATCTTTCATCTTTTCCGCATAGTCTTCAGCATTTTTTTGTAATTCTTCAGGTTTAACAGCATTTGTTTTTTTCATCCAATCTTTAATATTATTTAAGATTGAAAGTAACGAAGGTTCAGAATCCATAACTAAACCTTCTAAAAATCCTTTTTTGTTTTTAAACGCCAATAATAATTTGTTAATAACAAATCCTAATAACATCTTATTTTTTTGTAACGATTTTTCTTTATCAAATCTATACAAATAATTAACAACTTCTTTAGGTGTAATATCGTGTTTGGCAAAATCAGCTGAATCAACAGTACTGATTAATAAAATATCTGATGATGGAAATAATTCTTTTGGAGATACTACTTGAGATATTGTTTCAACATTTGAACGAGATGCTCTAAATGATGTTGATTTTGTATCTTCAGCACCTGCTTGTCTATCGTGATGGTCAGTATGAATAACAAACATCGGTTTACCGTGAGCAAAATCTACAAGAACCGGCATAATGTCACCACTAGCATCATTCTTTTTAATCGCAAATTCTTTATCACCATATTGTATAATATGACTACCAACAACTTTAATACCATTATCTTCAAGGTATTTTTTCATTGCTATAGCAGTAGTAACACCATCCAAATCTTGATGGAAATAAATTTCAGCCTTTGGATATCTCTTAGCAAGAGCATTAATCTCTCTTAAACCCGATTCTTTTAATATTCTTTTCACGTATTGTTTAATTAGAAAAATTTACCAATAAAGGTTAATACTTTGTCAATTATATCTTGGTCCAATCCTAACTTATGTAAAGCATTATATGTTTGTGGTCCAGGTTTTCCATCTGGGTCAATTTTTTCAAATTTTTGAAATATCTCAACAGCTTTAGATGTTAGACTTCCCCATTTAGAATCCACAGGAATTTGAAATACTTTACCACCCGCCTTAATGTTTTTCATTTTAAAATAACTATTAAGAGCATTTTGAAGTTCAAATACTTCTTGTCCACTCATTTGACTTTGTTCCGCAATAACTCTTTTAACAATATTTGTTAAATCATTTTCAGTTAATTTTATAATTTTCTTAGACATATAATTATTTTAATGTTAATAAGTATTTTAATTTATTTATTTCACTTAACATCTCATCCCTAATATTAAGTAAATCCGTATCGTAACTTGAATCTAATTGTCCTGTCATACCAACCAAAAACTCAGTGATACCATCCAAAAAGTTTTGAACATTAATTGTTTTAATGTCTTGAAACATAATAGCAAATTCAGGTTGAAATTCAGGTCTACCATATTTTCCCATCATTGACTCAGTAAAACTGTCAATTAAATCACCTATATTATCATAAATTTTACCGTATGATTTATGTTTAGCATATCCAAATGTTTGCCAATGTAAAAATCTAAATTGATTTTGTATTTGTACTAATTTTAATATTAATTCTTCTTTCATAATTATTGTGGTTTAATTTGACTTACTCCTTGATTTACCACAGGTGCAGGATTTTGAGCTGATTGTAAAGGTGTTCCAACTTTTTGTATTGGAGCGGTGAATGCCGGATTAGGTTTTTCTGACTTAATTTTTTCTAATTGTGATTTCATCCAAGGAGATTCTTTTTCATCTTCAATTGGAACATTTAAAGATTGAAGATATTCTTTACCATATAAAGTCCAAGCTTTTTGAGTTCTTGGACCAAAATTACCATAACCCGCACCTTTATTTAACTTACCATTTGGAAAACCTGTTGCCCATCCAGCGTGATTAATATCTAACCAATCTTGAAATAATTTAACACCTTCAATATTTTTTAATTCGGGTGGAATTGGAATTAATTTTTTAATTTGATTTGTTTTAAACTCTGGGTCATTACAAGTATAATTTTGAGCAATTCTCATAACAATATTCCATTTTCTACCATTATTATAATAATTGTAATTACCTATTTGATAAAATTCAGAACCTTTAGGTGTTTTACCTTTTTTTGCGTTTGGGTGTTTAGTTACACAAAGATATTTTGACCAATCATTACCGTTTTCTTGTTTTCGATTTTCCATATATTTTTTTATGTCATAATCTATTGGTGGTACATACTCAGGTGATGTTGTATTAACATCAGTTGTTTTATTGTTTAGTAAGGCATCATTATATCCTAATCCTGTTGTGGTATCTTCACTAAATTCTTGTTCACTCAAAGTAGAAATAATACTCATATCTGTTTGTTCAGAGATAACAACACCTCTTTTATAGTTCAATAAAAACTTCATTGAATTTATTTCTTCACTAATTTGTTTTTTCATATTTTTAAATTAAAACTAATGCTTTATTTAACGTACTTCCAAAAGCGGTAGATAAAAAATTTTGTATTGGGTCTGAACTACTTTGAGTAGTATCAGTTTTAGTTGTTGTTTGTTGAGTGGTTTCTGTAGTTCCTACGTCTTCCTTATAATTTTTCTTGGCTTCATCTGTTTTTTGATATTCTTCCATTTTTTTACCCATTTCTTCATCACCACCTAACTTATTACTAAGTTCTTCAGGTCCAATAAAATTTCCGATACCAATATAATCTAAAAAACCTAACCACCATTTAGTTTTACCCATTAGAATTTTAATTCCTCTTCCTTCAGGACTTCTAAATAATCTTGGTAATCCACCAAAAAACGTGTTTGTTAGAAAACCAGGTTTTGACATATCAGTAAGATTGAAAATTTTTGTGTCTTTTAAATATTTTTGAATTGTTGGTATATTTCTACTTAAATTTGCTTTACTTGGTGCCGCTAATGCCACTTTAACCATTTTTTGTAATTCACTACTTTTCTTACCAGCATTACCCAATAATGTAAAGTAATCCATAATAGTATTTTTCATACCTTTAAATGGACCAGCAGGTATTTTATCAATAAAAGAATTAACTTTTGGTGCAAACTCAGAAGCCTTTCTAATGAATGAACCAATAATACCAGGGTCTTTAGCCATTGATGTTAATTTGGCAGTTGCTTTAGCAATATCATCAGCAGATGCTCCTACTTTAGTTGCCAATTTTAAAGCAGATTCTAATTCTTTAGTTGCGGTACTACCAGTTTTTAAGGCAGCCATTACAGGTTTAGTTGTCGCGTCACCAACATACATTGGTAAAGCAGCAATTAAAGTTAAAATACCATATAATGTTTCTCCTTGAGAAAAATATGAAACAGAGTTAATTGTATCAACAATTGGAGTTGGGTCAACAATACCTAAAACATCCATAACGGTATTGTACCAAGCCTCATTTACTATTTTTTTTTCCTTAGAAATATTATCGGTAATTAACTCTAATTGTCTTTCTGTTAAAATTATTGACGGCATTTGATTTTTATTTATAAATACCTGTTAAAAGAAAAAAAAATCTTATTTATTTTGTTGATACCACATAAAATTGTATCTTTGTTAAAATCACCCAAAATTATGAAAAAAATGTATAAACTATATTCGGTAGAAATTAAAACATTATTAAAAATAATTGGAATTGGTTTTGTTTCAATAATATTACTTAAACTTGGTATTGTTAAATAAAAAAAGGTCTTACGACCCTTTATTTACCTATTTTATCTTTGTCTGATGTAATTATTTTATTATAAGCCGAATGGGCTAAAACAACTTTTTCAATTTCAGGTATTGTATTCCACGGAATACTATGTTCAGACTCAGGACTATAATCTCCCTCAACCAAATATACCACAATAGTATTAGGTTCTAATGTTAAAAAACCATGAGCTTTATTATTAGGAATACGAACAGCGTCAGTATCTTTCATTACCAAATATTCAACTTCCTTAGTATTAAGGTCAACCATAAAATCTACAATCAAACCTTGAACAACTTTAACATACTTTGTTTGTCTTGGATTATCTTGATAATGAAGACCCCTAAACGTATATGGTTCATTATTAATACTAATAGAACATTGGTCCCATTTATCACCCAAAACCGTGGTTGATATTGGTGTATATGAACCTCTGTCGTCTTTAAATGTTAAATGATTATAATGCTCCATGTTCTTTTATTTCTAATTTTAATTGTTTCTTTTGGTCAACAAAACCTTGAACTCTTTTTTTGGCAACTTCCGTATAGTTTTGAGAAAGTTCCACCCCTAACCATTTTCTATCTAAAGTCTCTGCGGCAACCATACTTGTTCCACTACCACAGAATGGGTCAAGAACAACATCATTCTTATATGTAAGGATTTTGATTGCCTTAGTTGGAATGTCCATAGAGAATGTTGCTTTAGTCATTTGTTTCGTGTCGGCAAAATAATTCCATTGTCCGAAAACCAAGTCCATAAATTCTTTTTTTGATTCTTCAGGATATAATACTTTCTTTTTAAATGTACCATCCTCTTGTTCCACATTATCAATAACACCAACCCATTCAGGTTCACCTTTAATCTTTTTAATATGGTTTTTCTTATAAGCAAGGACTACACACTCTTTTGGATTATAAATGTATGGTGCTGATGGTGACATCCAAGAACCCCAAGCTGTGGTCTTGCTTCTATGAGGAGAACTTTCTTCAAGGTCAACAACTCCAAAGAATTTAAATCCAACCTTTTTCATAACCCCCCAAAACTCTGCCATAAATAAAACTCTTCCACCTCTTTCTTGTGTATTGGTCTCGTATGGAATGTTTACAGCGATTCTACCATCATCTTTTAATACACGTAAGGCTTGAGTTAACCACTCTTCAGTGAATACCCAATAATTCTCCATTGTCATATCATCTTGATGTGTATCGTAGTTGATATTACAATTGTATGGTGGTGATGTTACAATTAAGTCTACGGAACCTTCAGGAAGTTTTCCCATTTCCTCTCTACAATCTCCGTTTATAATTTTTCCTGTTTCTATCATATTTTTTAATTTTCGTGGTATTCCCACTCGTCGTTATTTTTAATCATACTAATTGGAAGGTCTAAGAATATTGCGTTTTGTTCTCCTGCGTATAGACCAACTATATTATAATAATAGAATTCTTCGGCTTCTAAATTATCCATACCATCTCTTTCCATTAGAATTGATAATATCTTTTCTTTGGAATATAGTATTCTTGGTCCATTACCAAACTCTTCGGTAATACCTATAATTGCTCCTTCGAGACCATCTAATAAGATGGCTCCTTCTGCTCTTTCGTGAATATCAACTAACATTATCTTCTAAGTTTTTAATTTTTCTTTCAAGATACCATAAGGCTTTCTTTAGGTCTTGAAGTTCTTTGTCTGACCCTTTTTTTCCCGCTCTTGAAATATATTTTACCGTATTACCAATATGAAAATCTAAATCCCAAGCCTCAATAACTTTTATGGCTTCGTATTGATTATCTTCACCACCATAATGATTAGGGTGATTAACTTGTTCTGTCATTGTTTGTATATAATAATTTAACTTTATTAATATCTACAACAAATCTAAACTTAATTAACATTAAATTATCTTTACCGTAATCACATTTTTGTTCCATATTTGCACCGACAACTTCAAACCTTAATCCATTAACCACAACACCAGTTGGGTCAAGATAATCAATCTCAATATCTGTCATTTTAAACAAATCTGACGGATTAAACGAATATTCTGTTGTCTCATAAATTTCGGTAGTAAAGATTAATTTTTCACCTTCATTTATTATTTTGAATTTCCTAAATAGATATTCAGGAACAAATACATCTTTGTTGAATCTTATTAAGAATCTATTTGTCTTTAAAGGTTCAAATAGTTTGAAATTTTCAAATTGATTTTCCATTTTTTTAAATTTAGTCTTTTTTTTCTATATGTTTAATTACAAAATAATCTTTATCATAACCACTTTCCTCAACAACCCCATCTTCAATTAATTTATTAATTATTTCTTTAGTTTTATCAATTGGTAATTTAAGAATATACTGACTAATATAGTCAATATGAATTGGTTGTCTTAATTTAGATATTAAGATTTTTTCTGCTTCTTTTTCCATACTATTCAAAAATTATGTTTTCTTTTTCTACGTATTCACGGAACTTTTTTTCCGCTTCTTCGTATGTTTTATACATACCGAGAATTGAATCTAATTCAACTGGTTCTGTAACCCCAAACTTACCATTTTTAGTTTGGTAGATAAATGTGTCTAAGATTTCTTGGGTAATCATTTTTTCTTTCCGTGTTTTTTAGATTTGGTTTCCACTTCTTCGGTTGATTTTATTTTGGTTGGTTTGGTTGCTTTCCATTCTAATTTTGCAACATACATCCAATAACCACTCTTTACTCTTTTTTCTGCTTCGGTGTCAGTTACTCTAATAACATCACCAGCATCGACATTTACATTACTTTTAATTGCTTTAATACACTTCATTGTTTTTTTCCTCCGTGTTTGGTTTTAGGTTTATAATTGATTTTATTTGTTCTTCAGTATTTCCTTGAGAGAATAATTCTTTAATTTCACCACTCCTTAAGTCTTCAAAGATAATTGCGTCGGATTTCCCATACAAGTCCTTAAGTCTATTTGACTCGAGAGCCTCGATTGTAAGTTTTAAGTTAATATTTCTCTTATTTAATCCCACAGGACAATTATACAAAAAT